TATCAGCTTTGGATCGTAATCGACCTCGCCAGGGAAATACTCATTGATAAACGCATACACATAGTTAGTCAATCCATAGACTTCGAACCCCTCTACGTCTCCGTAGCGTTTAACATAATCTCGTGCTTCTGAGATTGACTCAAACTTAATCTCGTCAACCTGTTTACCTCTAAGGTTCCTGTAAAGAGAATTGCCATTCTTCGAGTGAACATAAAGTGTTGGCTTGTAAGGAATACGATACTGAATACGTTGTCCATCTTCGTATCCTCTAAGCAAAATCTCATTACGGCTCAAGGATACGTTAGTATAAAATTTATTACTCATATAAAAAAATCATCCAACGTTGCTGGTGGTAGTGGTTTAGGTTCTGGTTTGTACTTCTGACGAAGTGGTGTAATCATTCTCATTTTCGTTGCATTGTCCATGCAATACTGAACAATGTCAAGTGCATCCTGTAGTCTGCAATCTCTTGCCTCCTTTACAGGACACTCAAACACTCCTTCGAGTACACTATACATATGAGCAATAGCAATCCTTCCGTTTGGATGGGAAGGATGTGGTGGCAGCAGTGGCTGCATCTTTGGAGCAATCTCAACGATTACTTTTCTTAACTTAGCAAGGTTTTCTTTGTTCATGCACGAATATTATACACAAATATCTCACAAAAGTCAAGGGGGAATTTCTTCCCCCTTAATATTATTTCTTTGTACCTTGATTAATAAGAATCAATTCTTCTTCGTTGTATGGCCACATTATAGAATGCTCCATGAACGATGATTAGGAATTGCTCTCTTTCTTTCAAACTCTCTGGCAAAATTTTCTACATCGAGGATTGACTGAGGATTGTGATCTCTGATATACTTCTCCTCAGCAGTCAATGTATTTTGCTGATCGTTTTGCTTTTTAAATAATTTGGCTAGGAACTTAATCATGGCATGCCCTCCCATACTACTTGATCGATGTCGCATCGAGAAATACCAATGTCAGCCAAATCGCGATCTGAAAGTGCATTCAATTCGCGAATAGCTTGTCTAGCTCTGGATTGACGTTTCAGCCAACCAGACACCATTTTTTTCAATTTTGTCATATTAGACCTCTTTGTCTTTTTCTGTAAGAAGTTGCTTCTTTGTTGTTTTAACGGATTCTGTTTGAGAAGGATCGTTAATTTCGACCTTCTTTGGTTTCTTAGAATCTGGAATAATATTCTCAAGCCAGATTTTCAACATACCATTAATCAAGTCAGCATTTTTAATTTCCACAGTATCGGCAATAGAGAATTTACGGGTAAAGTTGCGATCAGCAATACCCTTGTAGATATAGGTATTATTAATACCTTCATCATACATATCAGAAAGTTGAGAATTACCTGAAACAATAAGTGTACCATCGTTAATTTCAATGTCGAGGTTTTGCTTACCAAAACCAGCAACAGCCATTTCGATTACATACTTGTTTTCGTCAACTTTTACGATATTGTATGGGGGATAGTTTGGAATAGACTTGGAAAGAGCAGCATGTGCCTCTTCCATTCTCTTAATCATTGGTTCGTAACCAACGAAAAACTTATCAATTGTAGGCATATCGAACATTTTTGCAATGTCTAAGTGTGTCATATAGACCTCCTATATTAAGCAAGGTTGAATGTAAATTAATAAGAATGTCCCATATGGCAACATTCTATAAATATATATATGCGAATTGAGTAAAGATTTCAACCCTTAGAAGAAGTTTTTTTAATGTCTACATCGAGAAAACAGCTTACTGCGAAGCAGCAAGAAGCAAAATCAGAACATTGGTTACAAAGTAAATGGCGCCCGATGATGGCGTGGCAATACATGGTTATTTGCTTGTTTGATTTTATGATTGGTCCTATATTCTGGGGAATAGCACAAGCTGTTAGTAACAACAAAGGTGTTGCATTGGTTCAGTGGCAGCCCTTGACACTACAGGGAGCTGGGTTTTATCATATTACAATGGCAACAATTTTAGGCATCTCTGCATGGAGTAGAGGCCAAGAAAAAATGAAGTCGATGGACAAAGAAACGTCGGCTGTAGTTAAAGAAGAAGAAAGAGAAGACAAGGTGGAAAGGGTGATTGAAAGATGAGTATTATTACCGTCCTAGACAATGCAAAAGATTATTTGATAAAAACTTGTGTTTCTCAAAACAAGCCAGCAATTAAACTAGAAGTCAAAGGTGGTGGATGTGCTGGTTTCAGTTACGATTACAGCTTCATTGAAAATGATCAAATAGACAATATGGATGAGGTGGTAGAACTAGACAATCAACATAAGTTCGTTGTCGATGCATACAGTGTAATGTATGTAATTGGAACGGCACTGGACTATGAAGAAAAGTTAGGTAGCACAAGACTTGTTCTTAAAAATCCAAATGAAACATCTTCATGTGGTTGTGGTAAGAGTTTCAGCGTTGGGTGATATGGATATTTTGAAATTAATAGGTCAAGTAGGATTTCCAATAGCATCTTCATTGGTCGGTGGATATTTTATATTCTTGACAATTAAATTCATTCTTGCTGGCGTTATGAGTTCTGTGAAAGGAATGGCAGGAATTATTACAGCATTGGATAATAGAGTCAAAACAATGAATCATGATTTGATAAGAATAGATACACAAATGAGTGATGCATTAGGATTGAGACCAGATGTTGAAAGAATTGCCAGAGCAGATGGAAAAAACGATGCAAGAAGAGACTAATGATAGATAATTTAATTGTCGGAGCACTTGTGATATATTCCTGTATTATGGCATACCTTGCAACAGAACTTCTAAGGGGAAAACGATGGTATTGAAAGATAAGACAGGAAAAGTATTGAGTCGCAGTGAAGGTGAAGCAGTTCTCAAGGGACGTGCTAGTATCACAATTACAATCTATGCAGCAATCCTTGCTTTATGTACACTTCTTAGTAATGGTATTAGTGGAAGAATTCTTACAGATAACATTACAGCAAATGATGCATGGAACTTCTATCAGGCAAAATCGATTAAGCAAGATTTATATGAAATTGCAACTGTAATCACAGCAGACAAAACAAAGACAGAATCATATAAAGCATACATCGACAAGCTAGAAAAAGATAGAGCAGAAATTTCTTCAAAAGCAAAAGCACTAGAACAGGATAGAGATGAAGCTAAGAAGAGAAGCCCTTTCTTTAGCTATGCAAATACTATATTGCAGATCTCAATTGTTTTGAGCACAACTGCAATTCTTGCTGTCAGTCTTGGCTTGTGGTATGCAAGTATTGCAACAGGTTTACTAGGTATTATTCTTTTGTGCAATGGGATATGGTATTTCCTACCATTTTAATCGATGTATCAAATAGATTCCCGTGTACTACGTAATGGGAAGAGACAACACTCTGTATATTTAAATGGTAGGTTGGTGTTTTTAACCTACCATTACAATATGTTGGAATACTACAAGAAAGTTAAATGAAAGTTTGAAAAATGGATCTAACAGCAGTAGCTAATGCAATCAATCAATATGGTTTTCCAATTATTGCAGCGTGTGGTATCGGATACATTGTATGGTATGTATATCAATGGGCAACAGTAGAAATCAAGCCTGTTCTTTCTGATGCTAATACTGTATTAATTGGTTTAATTGATCGTATCAGAATGTTGGATAATGATTTGATTAGATTAAATCAGAAATTAAATGTCGTGTTGACTCTCAGACATCAACAGATTGAGCAAATAAAAAGAAAGCAAACAAGAAGATAATTATTTGCTTGTTGCTCTATATACACCATCCCAATTTTTTGGAGGATTGATTTTGTAATCTTCCATACGCTCGACCATCAAACGATAATAATCAATAAGACTGCTATTGAATATTACTTTGCAGTTGTTTGCATAATCGATTGCACGAGCCCAATCTCCTGATCTGTATATTTCAAGAAACTTGTTGTGGGTGAATAAATGGTTTGAAGCAAAAGAAGAGTCATCGATCACAGTATAAATGTCGACTCCTTCTTTCTTTCCTTTGACAGCAATTGTGTCCAATTGAACAACGTGATACTGATCCTTTACCTGATTTGCAGTCTCTGGACCAAGTATTAACAATACACCATAGTTCTTTGATTGACCTTCTAGTCTTGAAGCAAGATTGACACTATCGCCAAGACAAGTATAGTCAAAGCGCTGAGTGCTGCCCATGTTACCAACAACAACGGTCCCAGTGTTAATCCCAAGACCCATGCCAAAAGGTGGCACACCTTCTTTACCAACTTCTCTATTAAATTCATCTAGCTTTCCTAACATTTTTAATGCAGCTTTGACTGCATGCTTAGCATGGTTTGGATCGTCTAAAGGAGCGTTCCAAAATGCCATCTGAGCATCACCAATATATTTGTCTAATGTTCCATTCTCTTCCAATATAGCAGAAGTCATCGCTGTCATGTAGCGATTCATTATTTTTGTTAACCCCTGAACATCGTTTCCGTAATGCTCACTAATAGCAGTAAAACCACGAACATCTGTAAACATAATTGACAGTTCACGAGACTCACCTCCAAGTTGAAGAAGATCTGGATTCTTTTGTAACTTCTCTACCATTGCTGGAGAAAGGTATGTTCTAAATTGCTTCTTGATTTGTAACTTTTGTAAATACTCACTAATCATTCTTTGAGCAATTACAGTACCATATGTAATCATTGTAGCAAACAAAATATATGATACATCCCAAAGTTCTAAATTATTATTAAACAGATACTTTGGAAGATAAACCAATCCACTAACAACAATAACTAACACAGGAATGGTAGTTAGCACAGGTATTCTAGGAATAACTAATATAATAAGAGTAGTTAGTAAGATTGTAGAAAGAAGCTCTATTATTGGAGCATATGAATATCTTACTGGTGTTGTTCCATTGAATACAGAGATAAGAGCATTGGCTTGTACAGTATGAGCAAACTGTTCACCTTGAGGAGTGGCAATCACATTTGCAATACCAGATGCAGATAGTCCAATAATAACAGACTTTCCTTCTACATCTTCTCTTTTTACATCAACGAAATCAATTGTCTTATATTTGTTTGACCAATCAATCCATATTCTTCCATTTTTGTCTGTATTGATTGTATTAAACTTTGGAATACGAACAGCACTTATTCCAACATCATCAGATTTAATTTGGAATGAAGGATCATCTGTTGCTGCTCTTATTGTTTCTAAAGGTAAAGATGGATATAGCTGGCCACCGATATTGACGACCATTGGCATTCTTCGTACAACACCGTCCACCTCAGGTGTGGAAGCAATGACACCGACCCCTGATGCGGCATCTGCAAGAATTTTGATAGGGCTAACAGCTCCATTCCAGCTATAAGCATAAGCGGTAGGATTATTACCAATAGCAGCAA